GCCATGGCGTGGTACGAGATTCCCGTCGTAGACTTCTTTGTCAATCGACGTGAACAGATCGGCATAAAGCAGGGACGCAATGCGCTGAAAGCTTTGGCGCACGTCCTCTGTCATCAGTCGATCATGAACTCGGACATCCTGCTCACACTGCATGAACTCCTGAAACGCGTTTCTAATGCGTGCAGGAGCGCACGGGAGCTCTATCTTGCTAAAAAGCAGCGTAAGCTGCCTAACAGCTTGAATTGAGTCCACGTGCGGATCAGGCAGTAGGGTACCATCAGCGGAGAACACACGACTAAGGAAACCCGATAGAAATACCGGGAGACCAGCCCTTCGTTTAAAACCTGCGAAGGAGCCAGAGTCCACATAGCCCTGTTCAAGACCTTTTTGGAGGTCTTTGCAGAACTGTGGAAGGGTAATCGTCAGAAACGACAACCCCTCGTGTGATACTCGATCAGTGACTGTTTTGAAGTCACGATCAGTGCTGGTTTGACACCAACCGCCCAATTCTTGGGCAGTCGTTTGCCAGAGCAACATTAGGCTTTTCAACTCTCCTCCATAAAGAGGTAGGGTGTCCCAAGCCATGTTGCCAATCCGAGATAGCGGAGAGACGGTTAGCTCTCGCCACCCAGGAGCTGCGTCACCTTCGAGCCGGAGGACGCGGTCAGGTAGGCAATAAGCCCATCGACCACGTACTTCTGCTCGGCGATCGTGTAGCCCTGGGGCGGAACGTCGACAACCAGCGTACACGACATCGAAACACGCTCATTGCGTGCGGTGTCGAACGGGTTGGCGGCGATCTTGTTGTCGGAGAACTTCATCGCACGGCGAGTTCGCTTGCCGTACTGGTGTGAGATCACCAACGTGTTGGTACCGTCGTCCTGCGTGAACGAGCCCGAGTTAATACCCGAGCCCGTGCGCGGCATGGACTGAGCAACGGCATTTACCGTAATGCTCTGCGGATCAGCGAAAGACATGGCAATCGCTCCTTTCTTTTCGCAGCATCAATAGCTGCGGTCGCAATGGCTTACTGAAGTTGCCATCAGCGCCTCCCGGACAAACCTAGGGCGGCAATGATGGACAGCTGGAATTGACTGAACGAGTCAAAATCCAGCCCAAAACCGAAGGGTGTGGCCCTACGCCGGCGTTTTACCGTTGTGGTGAACGTCTGCGTGAGGTCAGGGATGACTAAGCCCTTAAGGGCTACGTCCCTCATACTGTACGTTTCGGTCACGGTGGACGTTTCCATCATGTACCCGTACGGCATGACAAGGCCATCTTGTGCGAACTGGCTGACATTGTGGATTAAATCTCCAGTATTGCCAAACCAGTCGGCGGCCCAGCTCCAGGGGGTCAAGTTCCAAATAACCTCTGGTGTAACCTTGACGCCATACAGTTTCTGCAGGCGTTGCAGGTCACGTTCGAATGCGGTCGCACTGGGCGAATTAACGTCCAGATAATAAACGAACGCACCCGAGAACCAGCGGCGACGCTTCACCTCTGTGGTGTGATAAAGCGTCTTGCTAGCGGAACTAAAACCATCCTGCCAGAGGTTTGAAGCGGTCGGACCACCCCTA